AATAAAATTGGCTTGATCAGGAAAAGCATGATGCGTTGAGAACGGTACGCTGTAAGCGTAGCTCCGTCCTGCTATGGCTTCCAACAACGAAGAACACGACGAAAAGGAAGGCATCTCGATCGCCGATGTCGTTAAGTGCATGGTTCTGTTCTGGAGTGCCACACTCCTAACCGTCTCTTACCTTGGCTTATTCCCTCAGATGAAAATGGACAATACGTTCGTAGCGTCCCTTCTCACTGGAGCCATGGCTTCCTTTGGCATCGAGCGCAAGTCCAACGGCAATGGAAACGGCAACAAGAAACCTCCTATCATTGATAACAAGGACACAAAAGCCGGAATCCAATGAAGAAGGCGCTCCTACTGCTAGCCGCCAGCTTGCTCACCGCTCCAGCGCAAGCCGACATCACGCATAAAATCCACTCAAGCATTTCATTGTCGGTTGATGGAGCGGGATCAACGGCAATCCGCCAACCGTCTTCTATGGCGGTATCTGGCTCTAACGTCACTTTGGGCACTGCACCTACTCTTGACGCCCTTACTTCCGGGACCGCTCTTGGGTACACTCCTGGCGCTTACAGTATTACTACTGCTGGTGATGCTTTTAGCTACAGCGAAAGCTATACAGAAGGAGACGACGTCCCAACAGTTCTTTCAACAACAGTCACCGCTGGAGTAGTACCGGCATTGCCTGTATTCGGCAATACAACGACTACAACTGGTGGGGTCGCTGGAACGCTAGCTGGCACGATTGCAACTGATGGAGCCATTGCGATTACAGCGGGTTCGGCAGGTACTACAGCGATCGGACAGGTCATTCAAGAGCTGACGATCAAATGATCCTCCTGCTGCTTTTGTTTGTAGCCGCTCCAGCAGCAGCCGTTCCAGTAGTCCCAAACTTTTCTCAAGGCGTACTTAGTTCAACAACGACCACCAAAACTAAAGTCACAGAGGTCATTAACTCCTACGAGTACCGCACTGGCTACGAATACTCAGTCAGTGGCACCAACATTCAGAGTAATGGTGCTATTGCTCCAATGGACTTGACGACAACGTCAAACACCATTCAAGGCGTCACCAGTCGATGGACCAGCCTTGACGCTGTCAAAAAACCAACCTGGACGATTGTCAATCAAGGAGCCTCGTTCCAGTTTGTCGAGACCCTGAACGGCCCTGGTTTGGTGAACCACACACTCGTTAACCGTGACACGGACATCGAATCTATAACTGAAACGACAAGTACCTTTACGCAATGAAGCGAGTCATAGCAACGCTTTTGCTGCTTGCGAGCCCTGCACAAGCACAAGTCAGCAGTACCGCCGCTCCAGTGGCTAATAGTTCTGGATCGGTCACAAATCAAGCTGTGCAGGTTGTGCCATCACGCACATTCGGCTTCAACTACTCAGGAATATCCTGCCAAGGTGCAACGCTCCACATCAATCCCTTCCTAAGTACAACTACTAGTTGGGCACATCCCTATGAGAACTATTACTCAGAACCGGTTTATGACCAGCTCGATCTGGTTGGCTCGTTTGATCCGGAAGGTAATGCCGTCCCAGATGGCCAGCCCGATAATCCGGGCAATGTCCTTTACTATCGTCCAATCAGGACGGGTCAAAAAACTAATTACTCGATCAACGGCGGAATCACAGCCACAATATCGCTACCGCTTGACCGTTCCCACGTCAGAAGCTGTAGGAGAGCAGCTGAGAAACAGGTACTTTTACTCGACGCCCAGTTGGCTGACAAGCGACTTAACTACGAAATAGCCAGACTTAAAAACTGTGCCTCATTAATGAAGGAGGGAATCTCGTTCCACCCGGACAGCCCTTACAGCAAAATCTGTGCAGACGTAGTCCTTCAAAATCCGCCTGGCGTCATACCGCCTCACGTACACAAAATTATTTACGAAGAGAACGCTGAAACTTCACCCGCTCAGCAACAGACTCAGGACGAGGCTTCTTCCCCAGAATCGCCTTGACCTTTTTGACCACTTTCTTCACCGTAGGCTTGATCAACTTCAATGCATAATCTCCAAGCGGTTTAGCCACAATGGCTGACGTTGCAGCCGTGGCAGCAATAGCTGCTGTAGACAACGCAACAGGAGCAGGCGGCAGGTAATTATCGATAATCCTTGCTACAGGCAGTGGTTCGTACAGCGTGACACACTCAGTACCAACACGCTCGTAACCAGTCACGACAGCAGTGCCTTGCTTGCCCTTCGCTCCAATAGGTATTGCATCGGGTGGTGGGCATGGCAGTAGTTCGTTATCTATAGGGTCATCAGGCAACAAGTCTGATACCGATGGAAGGGTCACCGTCGGCTGGACTGCTTCACCAGCCGATTTTTTTTCCTCCTTTTTCTTTGCCTCAGGCTCTTCTGGTGGCTTTGGCAGTCTTGCCGCTCCATACGTCAACGTTCCAGGCGTATAGTCGATCGGCTTGTATGACGGCATTTGACCGCCGCAGACTGTGATGATCCCTTTTGGATCTGTGTTGTAGATCTCCTTGTCGCCTGCCGCAGAATTTCTGGTCTGCACACAGCCCGGAATATCAGCAACAGGAAAACCGATTTGTAGCGTGATCGGCGGTTCAACCGGGATACTCTGAGGAGGCATGGCTCGCCAGGCCGGGATTTCCGGCACTTGCACTGCGCGAACACCAATCTCAGGGATTTCTGGCATGAAGGCAGAACGGTTTGTTGCTGGTCAACTGTGGATCGAACGTTGCCGTAGACGCGAAGGCCCTGAAATCACTTACACCGTACTAAGCGGCAGGTCATCTCGGTTGTTTACAGATCACAAGATGATCCTGCGTTATGTCAAATGGCCAAAGGGCACGCCAACAGGTGATGCACTACGTGAATGGCTTGAGTCGTTTGAGCAGAAACCAGAAGTGATCGAATCTAAAATGGCGATTCAATCGGGAGGCCAGTCTTTACCGGCAGTTCAGGCATTGCCTCATCAAGCAGTTCAGGCATAACCTCGTCAATCTGACTAGGAACCATGTCAGTGACCATGTTCGTCAGCTCGCCTTGCAACTGACTCATGTAATGCTTGGTGATTGAAGGAATGCGCGTGTAAAACACCACAACTCCAGCAAGCATCGCTCCAGACATCACGAAGGATGTGACGGACAGGACGTTGAACAGCTTTTGCACTTGACCAAAGCGCAGGTCACAGTCATACTAGCCATACGCAAGCAGACCACCCCTGCGTAGGGAGTCCGTTACTGCGTTGCCAGCTTTGAACGCCCCTTAGCCGTGATGCAGGCTAAGTTAAAGTGGTCAACAACTCTGGCAAGCATCTCTTGAGAACCCCGTCCTAGGCGGGGTTTTCTTGTAGGCATAAAAAACCCCCTGGTGAGGACAGGGGGCGCATCTCGTTCGTTCTAAGACTAGCTCAGAAGTTGTACTTCACGCCAACCTTTGTGCCGTAGCTGACGTCGTCGTCGCCAGTCATGAAACTGATTTCTCCATAGGCCCCAAACTGCTCGGTAGCTTGAACGCTTCCGCCAATTTTGCCAGACAGCTCAAACTCGCCGTCATCACCATCAGGCTGCACATAGGCAGGTCCACCTTGCAGGTAGAAACCATAAACGCCTTCACCACCCTCGTAACCGACATGAGCGTCAGTCACTGATCCGTTGAAATCAGAACCGGTGAAACCAGCGTTGTTTTCAACGTTGACGTATGGGCCTGCTTGCGCGGTTGCAGACAGGCCAGCCAATGCAAGTGAACCAGCGAGAACACCAGAAACAATCAAGCTGTTGTTTTTCATGATTTGGAGAGGGACTAGAAGGTGCCACCATCGAGATCGATGTTACTGATGGAACCACCAGTAATGCTCACATTATTGGCGGCTTGTGTGGCGATTGTGCCTAGGCCAAGGCTAGTTCTTGCAGTGGCACCCGATTCAGCGACGAATGTTGAGCCATTGCCAACAATGAATGCGCCATCACCTGCTGTGAGCCCAGAGATTGCTGCGAGCAATGCGTGGTAGCCCTGAACGTCGCTGCCGATTGCGACTCCAAGAGTGCTTCGTGCAGTAGAAGCATCTGCATCGTCCAGCAGTGTGCGGGCGAAAGATGTCAGATCAGTTGTTGAGGCTGTGCCGCTACCGGTGAAGAACGGCAGTTTGTCAGCTGCACTGGTCAGACCGGCCAAAGCTGCGAGGTCAGCATCGAAGGCCTGAACATTTGTACCAATGACCAAGCCTAGGGTCGTCCTGGCAGCAGCTGCACTGCCGTCATCCAACAGCGTGCGAGCAAAGGCCGTCAGATTAGTAGTTGCAGCAGTAGAGCCAGAATCAAAGAACGGAAGCTTGTTTGCCGCCTGTGTCAATCCTGCGAGGTCATCGAGGATCGCATTGTGCGCCTGAACGTTAGAACCGATTGCAACACCCAGGGCAGTTCTGGCTGCAGAGGCTGATGTAGCACCAGTACCACCATCACCAACAGCCAAAGTGCCGGTAATGCTGGAAGCGCCAAGGTCAACTGCAAGCGCATTGCTTTCAGTTACGATTCCGCCGTTTGACTTAATGTCGGCAGAAATCGTAGTGCCTGACTTGGATAAGCCAGTACCAGCCGAGATCGAGCCAGCTCCAGAGAACTGAGTAAATGCCAGTCCAGTAGTGCCGACAGTGATACTGCCGTCAGTTGTAAGTGTGAAGCCGGCATCGCTATTGGCAGAACCAGACTCTACGAATACGAAAGCGCCAGATGTTACTTCTGTAGAAGAATCAAAATCAGTGGCGCGTGTCCAACTGCCACCATCAACGACCACATATAAGCCGTTTTCGCTGGCGGTGGACTGGTTTTTCACCAGTACACGATCACCAGCGCTTAGAGAAACACCATCGATGGTTTGAGTGTTTGCCAGCGTAATATTGGCAGTCGTCGCTGCCCGCACTGAATCCTTGACATCAAGGCCAGTTTTTACAGCGTCGACATATGCCTTCGTCGCGGCCGATTGTGCAGATGTTGGGTCTGCAACGTTCGTAATCTCTTGGCTGTTGAAACTTACCGACGATGTCGGTGCAGCCATCTCATCAAGCCGATTGGCTTGTACAACACTGTCAAAATCACTGACTTTTGCTGCAGTAATCGACGGCAGGTCAGAAGCCTGCAGTGCTGCGATTGCAGTAACAAGACCTTTGGCGTTAACAGTTACACCAGACGTAGTGCCGGGAGAACTGTTGACAGTGGCAAGGGTTCCAGCGATGGACGTAGTGCCAGAGCCGGTAAGATCTCCGGACAGCGTGATTGTTTGGTTGGCGCTAATGTAATTTTGCGCCTTTACAAATCCGGTTGTAGCAACACTTGTGTCGTTGTCACCTGTAGCGGGAGTTGTTGCAGTCGCTGAACCACCGAGTGCAACAGTGCCGCTAAATGTTTTGTTGCCGCTTAGCGTTTGGTTGCCGCTTAGCGTGCAATACGCACCATCGCCACCGATTGGAACGATTGATGTTGCGCTGCCACCTGAGCCGCCAGTTCCAATGCCGATATAGAGAATGCCATTACCGGCATCACTCTCGTTATAGGCTAACTCCGCCTGCTCAAGACTTGCGGGGCTGCCCGACGAGCCTCCTGCAGACCGTCGCTTGATCCTTAGTGTGTTTGGCATGGGTTCAGATCAGATGAGCGGGAATGTGATGGCCTTCAAAAATTTCCGCCATCGGCGAGTGTTGCTGTCGTATGAACGTTGTCAGCCTTGAATTGATTGGCAGCCAAGTCATAGTAGATCACACTCTTGTCCACTTTAGCGACTTGATCTAGATCGAAATCGCCTGGCGGTCCCTGCGGACCAGCAGTCGTGGCAGTTACAACAGTCGACTGTCCGCTTGTCGAAACAGTAACCGTGTTTTTTTGGGTCGTGACGTTGACAGAGGTCATTCGGTGTAGCCCTGGTCGACGTTGATGATCCCTTCGACGTAATAGTCCTTATTGCCGTTGCTGCTGGTGACTAAAACGTCGTAATACAGCTGATCTGGGAACGTGCTGGTTTGAGCCGCAGTCAAGCTGATTGTTGTCTGGCCGTTAGTCCTGTTAGTGTAAGCAATGCCAAAGTCTGCATACTTGCGCGTTCTGGCTTCATTCCAAGCCTGTGCAGCAACAGTGGCACCGCTTAAATTGATGGCATCGTTATTGCTGTCTTTAAATTGCAGCAAAACACTCCAGCTGGCGCGACGCTGGAGCGTGAAGTTGTAAGTCCCAGGGCTGATAGCCATAAAGCACCTCCTGAGTAGAGTTTAGCGCCCTTGACCTCTAGGAAGTTTTCTAGTGCCACGAGGTTTGCTGTTTTTGCCGTGACCTTGCTTGGTTTTTTTGGGTTTATTGGGCTGCCATTCAACGATGGCAAGCCCAGTCCGAGACTTAACAGCCACTATTCAGCGGCATTCCAGCCATCAGGGACACCAGAAGCCTTAGTTGGAGAGGTCATCTCATCCAGCTGATCCTGAAGTGCAGCTTCAATAGCGGCGACATTGCTGTCACCTTCGTTCAATTTGTCCTTCACCCATTGCACGCAGGTTGCCTTGGTGAGATCTGCGAAAGGAATAACGGTGTCGCCTTCTGCAGGGGCTTCCAGTGCGATTGAACCATAAGCACCTTTTTCATAGGTGCCGTCATTTGCATTAACGGTGTAATGAACGGTGTACACAATGCCATCAGCAGTGGTGCGCTCAAGCTGAGCGACTGCCCATGTGTAGGTAGTAGCCATGGTGAAAAGAGGTTACGAGGGTGAGTGTAAAAGAAAAGCCCCGCGATGTCACGGGGCGGTAAACCGTTAGGCGATACCAGCATCAGATAGACGCTGCTCAAGGGTTTCGATCGCTTCTTTTTGACGCTTGATTAGATTTAGCAGATGAGGAACAAAACGTTCATAGACAACCGATTCAGGTTGTGGCTCTTCATGCGTAGTTTTTACGCGCATTTTTTGACGTGTAGTTCCATCTTCCTCAAACAAAGGATTTCCATCACCATCGACAGCATCCACAAATGATGTGGTTTCCGTACTGAATTGAACTAATCTTGGGTCAATCTCTGCGACTTCTTCAGCTATAAAACCCCAGTAACTATGTTCAGGGTTATCAGAAGGAGCGGTCGAACGATACCAGACGGGTCTGCAATTTAATAAAGCATCAGCATAAGAATTCTCTAATGTTTCTACATTAGTCTTAAAACGTATAGACGAAGTTGAACGTCTTAATTGGCCTCCACTTGTAACATTAACGTTCGCCCCACTTGAAGTCGTGTGATCGTACACACCTGTTGCGTAAACGGCAGCGAGGTAGGATATAGTAAGTGTATTTTCTAGATCATTTATGTCTGTGTCTTGATAGATAGCAAAATTAGCTCGATTAGAAAGACCTGCATCACCATTCAAGAATCTAATATCACCGCTATGTCTGTTTCTTATTTCGTATCCAGAATATGCAGCGCTCGTTGTCCCCACATCCATTGTTCGTATCACCGCCGGAGTCGCAGCACCTGCATTTGAAGTAGGATCAGTAGTGCCCTCCAAGGCAACAAATACAGGTGTATTGTATTCTCCAGCACTTGGCAATGTGAGCCCAAAAGGTTGTATGCGCACTCGACCCAAGCTGTCGATTCGCATCCGCTCGGTTGGGCCTGCACTGTTTAAAGGTGTAGTTTCAAACGTTAAATACGTTTCTCTGCTAGAACCTGACCAGTTACTTCCTGTAAATGCTTTAATTTCCGCCGTATTAGCGCTGCCTTCTCCAAAACTCAAAGTGCCAATATGTTGATTTGCGCCTGACACAGCTGCGCCCTTTTGTATCGTAAGTGCGCCACCTGCGGTAGAACTAGAGGCGCTGCCTTTAACACACAAGAGACCGTTATTGCTTGTACTTGAGTTGCCAATCAACAGCCTGCCCGAGCTGTCGATTCGCATGCGCTCGAAGTTATTTGTATAAAATTGTTGAGCATTACCTTTAAGGATTAGATCCATCCAGGTACTTCCGCTTCTGTTAAATGCTTGCAGTTGACCAGTGGTACTGGTTGGCTTAAATATTTCAACACCACTACCAGTTGTAGGAGTCACATTTTCGGTTACTTGGATTCCGCCTGTGACATTTACAAGCCCCGAGCTGTCGATTCGCATGCGCTCGGAAGCAGCTGTATAGAAAGTCATATCGCTGGATTGATACCCAACGTAGCCTTGATCATTAGCACTATTGCCTAATTGCAAATATGCATTAACCGTAGAACTCTTAAGCAAACAAACAGTGGAATTACCAGCCAAAGCATCAACGGATAAAGTAGCTGCTGGAGAACTTGTATTAATACCAACCCTGCCCGAGCTGTCAATCGCCATTCTCTGTGTCGCAGCCGTTGCAAACACCAGAGCATCATTTGCGTTCTGATATTGGATATAACCGCGATAAAAATCGGATCCAGTGGCCCCGTCTCCCATCAGGATGCTGCAGTTTCCTGTAGTTGAAGCCGCAAGAGCCATTTCTCCATTGCCTGTACCATGCGCACCAATTTGCAATGCTCTCACGGGCGCAATAGAGCCAATCCCAACATTTCCAGAGTTGGTGATTCGCATCCGCTCGCCACGAGAGCCAGAAGCTGTTGTATAGAACAACAAATTGGAACTGCCAGCACTTTCGGAAAAAATTCTTCCGTTATTAGAACCGCTATCCCAATCAAAAGTTAGTCCTTCATCCGTAACGCTACTGGTTTGA